GTCGATGCGCTGCTGAAATCCTACAAGGAGTTGGAGAAGCGCATGTCCCAGCGCTTCGCCCCGCCCGCGCCGGATGCGCCGGAGGAGGAGAAGCAGCGCTTCCGCCGCGCCATCGGCGTGCCGGATTCACATGAGGACTACAGCGTCGAAGCGAAGCACGACCTTTGCGGCCCGGATGCGGAGGTCAACAAGCGGCTGCATGAGGCGGGCTTCACCTGCGCCCAGGTGCAGCTGGTTTATGACCTGGCCGCCGAGCGGCTGCTGCCGCTGATCGCCGAGGCCGCCGCCGATTACGAGGCGGAAAAGCAGCGTGGCAAGCTGGCCGAGGCGCTGGGCGGCGAGGCGCAGTTCAAGCGCCTGGCGCCGCAGATCGCCGCCTGGGGCCGCGCCAATCTGCCGCCGGGTGTCTTCGAGGCGCTCTCCACCACCGCCGAGGGCGTGCTGGCGCTGCATGGCATGATGGCCAAGGCCGAACCCAGCTTGGCGCGCGAGGCCGAGCCCGCCGGCAGCGTGGACGAGCAGGCGCTGCGCAAGATGATGCGCGACCCGCGCTACTGGCGCACCCGGGAGCCGGAATACGTCAAGCGCGTGACCGAAGGCTTCAAGCGGCTGTTCGGCAACGGCTGAGCCGATAGCGGCAGGGTTCGCAGCCTCGCTCGCCCTGCTGCGGCGGGCCGCTGGCGCGGTGCATCGCACTCCGGCGGCCCGCCTTCCCGAAATCCGCCTCGCCCAACCCGCCATCGCGGGCGCGATGGCGCGCGCGCATCGCCGGCCCCGATACAGGGACCAACCGGGCGGTGCGGGCATCACCCCCAGAAGTCTCCTTCAAGGAACATCCGATGTCCGCCACGATCGACCAGGTTTTCGCGAAGCAGTTCGAGTCCGAGGTGCATGAGGCCTATCAGCGCCAGGGCAGCAAGCTGCGCCCCACGGTGCGCAGCAAGAACGGCGTGCGTGGCGCCTCCACCGTGTTTCCCATCGTCGGCCGTGGCACGGCGGCGGCGAAGGCGCGCAACGGCGCGGTGCCAGTGATGAACCTGTCGCATTCCCATGTGGAATGCTTCCTGCAGGACTACTATGCCGGCGAGTGGATCGACCGCCTGGACGAGCTGAAGACCAATATCGACGAGCGCGCCGTGGTGGCCAATGCCGGCGCCTATGCGCTGGGCCGCAAGACGGATGAGCTGATCATCTCCGCCATGGATGCCGGCACCCGCGAGGCCATCGGCACCGCCGCCGGCACCACGGATACCGATGGGCTGACCAAGGCCAAGGTGCTGCTGGCCTTTGAGATGCTGGGCGCGGCCGATGTGCCGGATGACGGCAACCGCTTTGCCATCGTCGGCTGGAAGCAGTGGAGCGACCTGCTGCAGATTCCCGAATTCGCCAATACGCAGTATGTCGGCGATGACGAGCTGCCCTGGAAGGGCACGCAGGCCAAGCGCTGGCTGGGCGCGACCTGGATGCCGCATTCCGGCCTGACCAAGAGCGGCAACCTGCGCTTCTGCTACTTCTACCACAAGACCGCGATCGGCCATGGCGTGGCGCAGGAAGTTGCCACCGACATCACCTGGCACGGTGATCGCGCGGCCTATTTCGTCAACAACATGATGAGCCAGGGCGCGGTGCTGGTCGATGAGACCGGCGTGGTGCGGATGCGCGCCTTCGAGGCGTAAGCGCGGCATGGCCGGGGGTTCCTGCCCCCGGCCAGCTTCCTCTTCCTTCACCGCCGATCAGGAGTTCTGCCGATGGCGCTCTCTGCCCTCGTCCTCTGCTCGCGCGCGCTCCTCAAGATCGGCGCGCAGCCTGTCGCCTCCTTCGATGAAGGCACCGCCGAGGCGGAGGTGGCGGCGAATCTCTACTCCGCCGTGCGCGACGCGATGCTCTCCTCCCACCCCTGGAGCTTCGCCACCGGTCAGATGGACCTGCCGCGCCTGGCGGAAGTGCCCTTCGCCGATTACCACTACGCCTACCAGATGCCGGCGGATTCCCTGCGCGTGCTCTCCGCCGGCAGCGGCGGCGCCGGGCGCGGGTTGTTCTACCGCCTGCATGAGCAGCGGCTGCATACCGATGCTGATCAGGTGACGCTGACCTACGTGTTCCGGCCTGAGGAAAGCGAGTTTCCGCCTTTCTTCGCCGCCGCGTTGGCGACGCGTCTGGCCGCCGAGTTCTGCATCCCGCTGACCGAAAGCACCTCGCGCGCCGAGATGCTGCACCGGATGGCCGATGGCGAGTTCCGGGCTGCCCGGCTGGCCGACAGCCAGCAGGCCACGGTCAAGGCCATCGAGGACTTTCCCTTGATCATGGCGCGGGGGTGAGATCATGGCCATGGGCCGCAGCGTCAAGACCAGCTTCACCGCGGGAGAACTCGGCGACCAGCTTCTGGGCCGGGGTGACCTGCGCGCCTTCGAGAACGGCGCGCGGCGCCTGCGCAATGTCTTTATCCAACCCACCGGTGGCGTGACGCGCCGCCCCGGCCTGCGTCATGTCGCGCTGCTGCCCGGCAAGGCGCGGCTGGTCGCCTTCGAATTCAACACGGAACAGACCTATCTGCTGGTGCTGACAGACCGGCTGCTGCAGGTCTTCATGGGAGACGCGCTGGCGGCGCAACTGGCGACACCCTGGACGGAAGGCATGTTGGACAACATCGCCTATACCCAGAGCGCCGATACGCTTCTGGTGGTGCATCCGGACCTGCCGCCGCAACGCATCAGCCGCAGCAGCCACACCGCCTGGAACATTGCCGGCTGGTCCTTTGTGGAACAGCCCTTTCACCGTTTCGTGCCACCAGGTGTCACCCTTGCCAGCAGCGCGACGACGGGTGCGGTGACGCTGACCGCCAGCGCGGACGTGTTCCAGCCCGGCCATGCCGATACGCTGCTGCGCATCGGCCAGAAGAAAGTGCTGGTGACGGAAGTCATCTCGCCCACCATGGCGCGTGCGGTGGTGCAGCAGCCGCTGGACGGCATGGCCGCCACCCCCGACTGGGACGAGGCCGCCTTCAGCGCCGCGCGTGGCTGGCCGGTCGCCGTCTGCTTCCATCAGGACAGGCTGGTCGTTGGTGGCGCGCGCGACCTGCCGAACCGGCTCTGGCTCTCCCGCTCCGGCGATCTGTTCAACTTCAGCCTCGGCACCGGCCTGGATGACCAGGCGATCGAGTTCGGCCTGCTGTCGGATCAGGTGAATGCCATCCGCGCGGTTTTCTCGGGCCGGCATCTGCAGGTCTTTACCTCTGGTGCCGAATGGATGGTGACGGGCGATCCGATGACACCGGCCTCCATCCAGTTGCACCGGCAGACGCGCATCGGCTCGCCCGTCACGCGCATGATCCAGCCGGTGGATGTCGATGGCAGCACCATCTTTATCTCGCGCGCCGGGCAGGGGATCTACGAATATGCCTATACCGACGTGCAGCAGGCCTACCAGGCCAGCGACCTGGCGCTGGTGGCGCGGCATCTGGTGCAGACACCAGTGGCCATGGCTTACGACCAGACCAGGCGGCTGCTGCACGTCGCGATGGAAGGCGGTTGGCTTGCCACGCTGACGCTTTATCGCACTGAGCAGGTCACGGCCTGGACACGGCAGGATACCGAAGGGCGCTTTTCATCGCTGGCCGAGATCGATGGCACCGTCTGGTGCGTCACCTTCCGCATCGGCGGTTGGCGGCTGGAGCGTTTCGATGATGCCCTGGCGGTGGATGCCGGCCTGACCGGTGAGAGCGGCAGCGAGAAGACCAACTGGGCAGGTCTGGACCATCTGCCGGGGGCAGCCGTGCAGGTGGTGGCTGATGGCGCGCCACGCGGTCCCGTTCCGGTGGTCCGCGGCGCCGTGACGCTGGATGCGCCGGCCTTCGCCGTGCAGGCGGGCCTCGGCTTCAGGCATCTGGTGGAGCCGCTGCCGCCTCTGCTCTTCTCGCCCTCAGGCTCGCGCGCCGGGCCCTTGCGGCTGGTGAGCGCGACCTTTCGCCTGCTGGAGACGGTGGCGCTGGCCGTTGATCTCGGCCGTGGCGCCGCGCCGGTGCCCTTCCGCCGCATGGACACGCCGATGCTGGATGCGGCGCCCCAGCGCTTCACCGGCGATGTCACGCTGCGCGGCCTGGGCTGGCGCCGTGACACCGTCCAGCCGCTCTGGCGCATCGAGGGCGATACGCCGCTGCCGATGACGCTGCTTTCCGTCACCACCGAGACCAGGATGACCGATTGATGGCCCAACTCGTTCCCATCGCGGCTGTCGCCGGCACGGCGGCTTCGCTCTACGGCACGGTGCGGCAGGGGCAGCAGCAGGCGGCCACTGCCAAGGCGCAGGCACGGCAGCAGCAGCAGGACCTGGATGCCCGCGCGCAGCAGCTTGCCAGCGCGCAGGCCGTCGAGGCGCGAAGCCGGCAGGACAAGCTGGAGCGCACCGTCTCCTCCACCCGCGCGCGGCTGGCGGCTTCCGGCGTCAACCCCGACCAGGGTTCGGCCGGCGCTATCACCGCCGGCCTGGCGCAGGATGCGGCGGAAGCTGCCGCTGACAGCGCCGGCACCTATGAGGCGCGGCTGGCATCCGGCCGCAGCAGCCTGCTGAATGCCGATGGCTCGCTGACCACCTGGCTGCGTGCCGGCAACAGCTTCGGCAGCGCCGTGCGCAACCTGCTGGACTGAAGACTTCGCGCCCCGCCGCGAGGCCCGGGCTTTCCCTCACCCTTTCGCATGAGAGATCCGAATGGCCGAGCATATCCGCATCGGCGACGTTGCGCCGCGTGTGCATTACGCGGCGGATGGCGCGCA